TTTTTTGCTTTCATTTTATCATACATTTTTGCAACGATAACATCGAAAGCTTCGTCATTAACAGAATCGAAAGCAGCAAGTGTTTCTTCTGCTTCCTCTTGATCGAAACCGGCTTCTACGAGAGCAGCCATTCTCTTTCTGCCTTTTTCTTTTTTCTTCATGTCTTCCATGTCTTTCATGGCGACAGTAAGTTCTTCTTGCGATTTAGCAAGAGCGTCTTCTAGTTCAGCAACGCGAGCTTGTGAACTCTTGATGCTTTCTTCTAGTTCAGCGATACTGCTGTCTTTTGCTTCAATTTCGCTCTTAAATGCTTCTACCTTGGAAGCAAACTCTTTGTCTTTTGCTTCTTCGATTTGAGCTTTAATTGCATCATTTTCCGCTTTAGCAGCAGCAATTTCGGCACGCGCCTCTTCTAACTGCTTTTCTAGCAAGTTATCTGACATATTAAATTCTCCTATATTGAAATCAGAATTGTCATCTAAATTAAATGCTACGCTTTTAAGAATTACACTTCTTGGATTAGCAGGTTTAGATACTAGACCCTTGCCAGAAAAAGAAATGTTCCTCAAAGCTCTACCAATCTTATAACCTTGGTACTCTCCGGTTCCTCCGTAAGCTCTAAGATGCTTTGTTAAGAAAGAAGATTCTTCATCTCTTGCTAAAACCTTTTTAGAACCATCTTCACCTGATAGAGCGTAATCAAATCCGGCAAACAGACACTCCATAGAAACATACCATTTGCCCTCCCCTATTTCGGAGATTATTTTCTCCATTCTTTCCCTGTTTTCTTCACCAGTCCAACTGTTATAAAGAACAGCTTGAGTGATAATATCAAAATCTTCAGGCATTTCCCCTTCATCGGAAACCGCCTTCCCATCTTTTGCTAGTACGTAACTTCCAGTTATATGCCCGATAATATCATTTTCGTCGTGCATAAAGTTAAATTGTTTGTCTTCGGGAGTGTTTCTTGCCTCCCAAGTTGCCTGTGGTTGAAAAACATCGTCGTTTTTATTCCAACCGCAAGAAACCAAAACAGATTCTAAGTAATAGAGATCTATTTGGTCTTTATTTTCTGCAATCGCTTTTGAAAAAACTTCTTCTGGAATATCCTTATGGATAGCCTCAGAACAGTATGCAACACTAGCCGTACTTTTTACAAGTTCGCCAATGCCGTCATTTATTTCGTTTTGGAATATTTTTATTGTCATGTATTACCTCTACAATTAGTATACACAAAAAATTAAAAAAAATAAAAAAAGCGTATTTATCTACCTAAAGAGTACTCTACAAACGTGGAAACAACGTGTCTTTTATAATCTTCTAGACTCATAAATTCTGTAGAGATTTTATTAGAATGTAATTTATCCTTGAAGTCTTTAGGCGCTCTCTTTTTTGTCTTGAGTACATCTATAATTTGTTCAGCAGAGACTTTTGACATAACTTCAATATTTAGTAGGATATCAACTTTAATTTTCTCAATATCGCAAACTTCTGCTTTAGTTAAAGATCTCATATTCTTTTTATTGCTTGAAGATAGATAAGCATTATTTACAGTAGAAGATATGTGATCGTAGTTCTCATTTGCCCAAACAATAAGATCTGCAACTCCGGGGGTAGATCTAGGGGTCTCTGTTCTTCTCTTTCTTGGACCTTCGTCTATTTTGTTTTGAGGGCGACCATTTGGATTTACTGGTTTACTTCGTTCTTTCCTCTCAGCGACTTTTTCGTTGATTTCGCTCTGTTTTTCCATCTTTTCTATCTCAAAACCCTTGTTTGGGTTGTGGAATGGACTAGCCTTTTCTGGTAATCTTTCACCCTCTCTAGCCTTGTCTTCTCTTTTTAGTCTCATTTTTTCTACAGATGGAACTTCTTTAAATCTTTCAAGTACAGTTTCGTGAGAAATTATATCCCTATCTGCTAATTGTATCAAAAGGTTCTTCTCGGAAGATTCGTCTGATAAACTCATTTGATCGTATACAATGTGTGGAGATTTTCTAAATCCCATCGCCTTTCTAACTATCTCGCACTCTTTTTCCCAGAAAGAAGTTAACTGATCTCTGCCATACTGTAGTCTTTCTACTAAAGTTTTTAGTGATATAAAATTATTTGTAAATCCACCGCCATTTCCTGCCATGCCCGTAAGAGTAGGAGGAACGCCCAAACCAGCATAAATACTATTCAAAACAGAGTTATACTTTTCTGAACCTAAAAACTTGTACACCTGACTGTTAGATTCAGAGTATGAAAGTTCTGGACCCCAAACTAACTCCATAGTGCCGCCACCAACATTACTAGCAAGTATGTCTCTGAGTTTGTTGATCGCTGATTTATTTGGCAAGATTTTATGATCTAGATTACCAAGGGTCCATAGTCTAATGTTTGATATAGCACCATCCAGAGCAGAAAGATCAGCAAGACGCATTTTTTCAAGCATGATTATGTCATCTAGAATTGCGTAAATCAAGGGGTTTGCCCAGTTAGACCAGTCGTCCTTTTTGTAGTAATGGATTGAAAGTCTTTCTGGGTCCAAGTCTATTTTTCTTTCGCCACTTTTCAATCTATTTTTAATTTCAGGCGGTAAAGTGTCTAGAAGGTGCGCTGGTATATCGCCTCCCTTAAAATTGTCTAGCATACTAGAAGCATTTATTTGGAAATTAGAACCACTAAAGACTATATATGGTATAGAAGCTAAATTAAGGTTATTAGTTATTTCGGCAGCATCATGAT